GTTTCAAATCCTCGTCAGTCCAGTCTGTGCGGTCTGGGTTTAGCCCCACATCGCCAAGCAACTTAGCCAAACGCTCCTTGGCATCACTGAGCTGCTGCATGTCAGCCTGCTTGAGCCTTTGGTCTACCAGCTCCCGTGCGCGGGCTTGAGCGTCAAATGGCTTGCCAGCCTCCATAGCCGCAATGCGCTCATTGATGAGCTGGTTCTCTACCTCTGCCCGGCGGGTATGCGACTGACGCGTCATCGGGTCAAGCGGATTTGGCACAAAGGCGTTACGGATAATCGACTTGGCCTCAATGACACCCTTGTCTTCAGCGCCACGGATGGTCTTATTCAGATTGTTGCGCTGCTTCCAAGAGATGCGATTCTCTTTGGCCATGCGCTCTGTGTCATCTTCAGACAAAAGCCCGCGCTCTGCCTGCGACTCTAGCGTACCGTATAGCTGTGGGTTGGCATCAGGAATGTCACCCTCTTGGATTGCCCGCAACTCCTCACGGCTAAACGTGTAGCCACGAGCCTTGAGCCGAATCTTTAACTCATCGCCGCCAATCTTGCCGGCGTAATACGACTCATAATCAGCCATGTTGGCATCTTTGTTTAGGCCATCTTCTAGTTTATTGTTTTGGTCAATCAGCTTTAGGTCGTCTGCGTAGCGGGTAATAGTCGTCTGAATGACCTTGTTTTTCTCGGACTCATTCATCTCATCCCACAGCGGCTTGTAGATTCCAACCTCACCAGAGCGCAACTTGCTTAGACGCTCAGACGGAGACTTGGCAAACTCTGTTGAGACGAAGTGATTGGTCAGCACTGTGTTACGCGCAGCCACCCGAGCCGACTCAAATGCCTTTTGCTTCTCAGGCATAGACGTTGGGTTGTTGGCGGCCATAGACATGACAATGGCACGACTCGCAGACTCATACCGCTTGGTGTCCTCTGGCGATAACTGATCCGGCACCGAGTACACAGTCTCAAGATTCTTTTGGATCGCAGCAATTGTCTCGTCTGTCTGACGGTCGCGCTCGGCACCGTAAGCCTTTACCAAGATGTCAGATGACTTGGCCAACAGAGCCTTGCCGCCCGCGTTGATTGAAGCCATCAAGCCATTGGCCTGCTCTGGGCTCACCTGGGCCAAGCCAACCGCCATACCCGACAGAGCCCGCACCCGGTCTTGGATTGCGTCAAAGTCTGACAACTGGCCAGTCTCAACTTGGACCATGAGCTTGTTTAACTCATTTTGAACCTGGCCCTCTAGGTCCGACCGGAGCTGGATGCCAACCACCTTGTTGCGCAGCTCTTGCTCTTCTTTGGCTTTGCCAAAAGCGAACTGGGACATCTTGTCCAAAGCGGAAGTCACCGACTCGGAATAACGCGCCTGCTCTCTGGCCAATGCCTGCTGCCCACCAGTCGCAAAGTCCAACTGCGGAATGTTGGCTGAAATTAGCCCTTGTTCTTGGAATTGCGGTAAGCGTGCCATTATCCGACCTGCCTTGTCTCAATCGGCGCTGGCGACTGAGTGCCGGCCCCGGTTGTGCTGCCATACGTTGCTGCCGCACTTGCCAGCTTGGCAAACGCGTCAAACGTGCCCTTGCGCTTGGCTTGCCTACCCGCGGCGTCCATGCCCGCGGCAGAGACATCGTACAGCTTTGCCTGCAACTCGCCAGCTCGCAGGGCAGCGTCAGCGTCTTGCAACAGAATTGCGTAGTCACGACCAGCCGCCGTGTTGTTCATAGCAGCAATAATGTCAGGCGATCCGCTAAACGCATCGACGCCACCGGCGAACGCCCTGGCCGCCACGGTCGCGTTAGTAGCGTTGCGCCTACGCAACACATCATTGGCTCGCTGTTGGTATTGGATAAACTTACGCTCACCCTCGGTAGACGCAATCTGCGCCTTAATGCGCTCAGACTCAGCCTGAAACTTGTAATTGGATTCCGCGGCCCGGCCCTGCTGGTAAGAGCTAATCGCACTTACCGCTTGAAACGCTGCTGCTGCTACGGCAAATGTCATGTCATGTCCCCTGGTGTACTGATACTTTGTATTCCATACCCAAGAGCGTCATCTTTAGCGGGATGTCTTGGGTAATCGTAATCTGGCCATTCTGGGTGTAGCCCAAAATGCCGTAGAGCGTTTTAGTCCCTGTAAACTCCGGAATCGGCTCATCTAAAATATCTGAGCCAAGAACCCTAAACGCAATAAGCGTGTCGTTGATTCTCATGTGCTGGGTTTCAAACACAATCGCGTTGACCTCAACCACCCGCTTACGGAATCCAAGCCGTGAGCCGGACTGAATCTTTAGCTCAATTGGCATTGTCTTCACAAACACGGCGTAGTCCAACCCAACCTGATACGACGTGGTTGCCGCACGCGAAAAGTTGACGGTGCCGCCACTTGGCACAATCTGCTTGTCCTGAATCGCGCCATCAAGAATGATGTCAACCTCCGCATCCTCAAGATGTGCCATTGACACAGACGACGCAGCGGCGCCAGTCTTACAGCAATCGGTCTGAACTTCATAGTCAAACGTCTCAATGAAGTATTGATCCACACTATCAACAGTACGCTTGACCACACTGTAAATCGTAGTGATGTCCACCCCAACGTCTTTGTACTGGCCATCGGTCGTAAACTCAGACGGCGCAATCACATTCTGGGCACGCAACAACGAGAACACAGCCATTGACCCATCGTCGCCATTGACCACTAGCAATAAGTCATTTTCGTCAGTAGCCACTGACTTACGCAAAGCCATACGAGCTGGGTTCTTGAGCAGGTGTCCGGCAAGCAGGGAAATTTTGGACGACACATAGGTCGCTTGCGCGTCCGTGTAGACAAACTCATTAAGCGACTTACCTTGGCGCTGGACGTACAGAGTGCCAGACTCTAGCTGCTGGACTCGGATGCCCTCTTTGGCGCCATTCTTGGTAGACGCCTTGATAAAAAAGTTGGTAGGCGTAATCGGATCAAGACCTTCTTGCGGGCAATAGAACTCGCCGCCGGTCGTAAACACCTGCAAGTCACGCCCAGACGTAATGTCAATGATGGCGTTAAATGTGTTGGTGTCTAGCGTAGCCTCAACCGCGTCATCATCCAAACCCTCGGTTGGCTCAAAGTCAAAGAATAGACCAGCCTTAGAACCCCATACCGTAGACGGACGCGACTTGGAGCCGCCAAAATAAAGCCGACCCTCATGGAACGTGGCAGCTCTTGGCCATCCTTTTCCAGAGGACCATACCGCCTCATAGCCAGTCTCAAGCTCCCACTGCCCGTTGGCAACGGCGGCTGTGTTAAAAAACGGAAACTCAGTAATTCCGTCTACCGATGTGGCGCTATTAAACCGCACAATCTTAACGCGCCCCTGCGGGTTAGCGTTGATGTACTGCCCAACATGACCAGACGAAAACACTGATGCGCTGGCCGTGATTGTTATCTTGCCGGCAACCGCAGACGGCGTAATGGTGCCAGACGGGTTGGTCACAGTCAGCGTAAACGCGTACTTGGGGATGGAGTCAAACGTCAGAGCGCCAATGGTCCAGTCGGCATCGTTGGCCCCACGGACAATCTCAACCGGGTTAATGTCCGGATGACAGATAATTAACGTGTCGGCAGATTGCGTCCAAGTGATTGAGCCAAGCCGAGCGCCAGTCAAACCAACAGATGATGTGTTGGCGTAATCTAAGGTTCCGCTATTGATATCAAGTACTTGCGCACCGTTCTTAAAAATATACATGCGATTGTGCGTAAAGCACAGCATGTAAGAGTCGCTAGTGGAAAACTCAAACGGCACTAGGCGCACGCCATTGGCGGCAGATTCCGTGCTGGTGTTTGGTAGGGTTGTGATGTAGCGCGAGCCGGGCCGACGACGCAACCCACCCTGCGGCTGGATCACCACGTTAGTAGCCTTCTCTAAAGCGTTTTGATACGCCTGCAAGTCAACCCGCGCACGCAGCAACGGGTCAAGCTCACCTGTCGAGAAGTTGGTTTGGACTGAGACAAACCGTGCCATCAGTACCTCACGTCAATAAGAGGAAAGTCATTGATGACAAAGTTTGGCTGGCCAGCCCCGTCAATGTTCATGGCCACACGGACATAACCGCCGCGGCCATTTTGCTCAGGTGAGCCCACGGCCACACCCTGCCAGTATTGAGCCTTCTCGGTCTGATCCGTAATTGGCATAGCCAAATGCCAAGCCATCAAATACTTGAGTAGCTGCACAAAGTACACCGGCATTTCAAACTCTTGTACGTCATACGGATAATCAATGTAGATCGACGTCTCATCCGTTAGCAACTTGTCGCCAAAGATTCGATAGTTGCGAATTGTCCCCGCGCCAGGTGAATTGCTAGTCACCACCGACCGCGGAGGGCCAATGCGATCCCCGGGTAGCTGGTATTCGTACTGGTACTCCGTTGTTGGCGTTGTGATTAGCCGAGAAAGCGCAATCTTTTTGTAGACGAATGACCACGGGTAGAGCAGCAATGCCTGCTTTTTGATGTCCGAGTACAGACTGTCGGCTACGTTAGCCTCGTCTGTGCCTTCCGTGAAAGACGAGATTGGCTTGGCACCCAGCATTTGCAAGGCATCAGAGCATATAGATAGTGCGGAATCACCGGCTGCCATGTTTAATCCTTATCCACGAATAGTTTTAAGCCACTCATCATTTACATTGTTTGGCTTAAATCTCCCGCCAAAACACACAATCTTGCACCAATCAGGCGGTTTGCCCTGGCTTTTGACGTGTAGGCGGTATGAGCAGATTCCATGTTCTCTAGCACTCATTACCGGCACGCTTCGGTTTAGCGCATCCCAGATAAACGCCTGATCGCCCAAATACGGACCATCTTTATTATCTTGATGGTATTTTAACCAATGTTGTGGGTTTACCACAAACTTTTTATAGACGTCAACCGGCGCCCTATGATAGAACCACATCACAGCCGACGACACCATGTGCGGCCGGCTCAGGTTTTGCATCATCGCCCAGTCTTGGTTAAAGCCAACAATTCTGGAAAAATCGCCTATGACCACATTGTCTAAGTCTAGGTAGATGGTCGGCCCCGTAATTACGCCCGGTCGGAATAGCTCAATCTTTGACCACCAACCCGGCCAGTCATGTTGCATAGCAATACGCTCACACGGCACATCAACATTAGACAGACACACAAACCTATGCGGCAGGCTCAAATGTTGAGCCACACCCTGTTGCAATTTTGCAACATCCTCGGGTCCATAGTCTTTGCTTTTCCGTAGCACGCAAATGACCGTTAAGTCAGTTGGCACTTGGCCCGCCTAGAATCTTGTTGGTTGCGCCGGACATGGAGTACACCCCTTCGGTTAGCCCCTCTTGTTGGTGGCGCTCTAGAATCTTGATCCAGTTGTCGATCTGCACATCCGTGGCAAACCCGGCGTGCTGGCTAAATTTGTTTGGATATCCCTCTGCGTATTTGGTATCACGAGACGACAGCCCTATGCCGGCCATAATCACTTCCTCAAAGCCCATGCCATGCCGAGCCCACATAGCGCCCGCCACACCACTAGACCCCACAGCAAATGGCAGGCCGGGCCATAGGTAGTCAATTGCCTCATAGGCGTCTTTGGCATGAGGCGTGTACCAGAGGATGCCTTTCTTGGTCTGCAAGTAACGTGGCCTTGCGTGTACGATTATTGGCCGTCCGGCAGCAGCCTTGATCTTGAGCGTCATCTCCCCGTGCTGGGTCCAGACGTGTTGTATCTCAGGCACTAGGCTTGCGGCGTACTTGACGCCAAGGATGGTCGCCTGTGGCCGCAGCTCTCTAGCGGCTTTCAGGTCGTCAAAAAGAGAAGGGGCTGCGCCACACAAGATGGCACAACCCCTATGCTTGTTAGGGTAATCCCTAATCAATTAGTCACTGTCAACAGCGCCAAGAGCCGTCAAGCTGGTGATGTCTACAACCGTACCGCTGTTTGCGTTAACAACAGCCAGACCAAAGGTCGCGGAGCTGTCAGCGTCAGCGTGGATATACATCAAATCGCCAACTTTAAGGATCGAGGCTGCGTCGTTAAAGTAACCAGCGCCGTCAATGTCCTCGGCCAAATCATTGGACTTGTAGGTCCACATTTGGGGGGCATTGCCAGCTTTGGAACCAGCAACCAGCATTAAGCCTTTTACGTCATATGCCATGATTTATCTCCTTAAGCATCAGTCGTTTGAATTTCGACAATGCCCTCGGCGTCGATAGCAACTGCGCCTGCCGAGAACAGAGCATTGACCAGCCAGCTCGTTTTCTCAGGAACGTAGTTGATCTCGGTGCGGGGGGCGATGCCCTCTGCGTAGCCGATAGCATCACGGTGGAAAGCCCACAGTTTGCGCTCGGAAGTAGCAACTGGCAAGCCGCCCTCTTCACGATCACCAATGGTGTGGAAAGTAAAGCCAAGGAATGTGTTGACTTCACCGGACACCAAAGCACGAACCGTGTTGAAATCGGTTGAAGTAACCGAAGTCTCACCCAGCAAGGAAGCCAAGCTGTTTGCGTGGATGATGATGTGACGGTTGTCCATCGGGACGTTGTTCTTGTCCAGATACTTCTTGGCTTCGCGCAGCTTGGCCACGTTCAGGCCGGTGTCGGTACCACCGATGTCCTCGCTAACCACGTTGCCGGTGCTAGAAGCAGCCAAAGCGTTGAGGATCAGCTGGTCTTGACGACGGCCAATAGCGTTAGCAACAACCTGGACAAGCTCACGACGCTCGTCAAAGTTGACTTTCTGCTGGTTGAAAATGTCGCTGTACTCGGCAGCGTTCCAGTCTTGGAGCGTGCAGGTTACATTTGAGAAGTTGACGTTCATGGGGGTAACATCCGACTGGGGAACCCGAGCCGTAGCGATACCTTTGCCCACCTTGGGGAACTTAACGGTTGAGCCCTCTACACCCCGACGCTGACGAACAGCAGGCACCAACTGGGCAACGCCCTGGTAAGCCTGTTTAACTTCAGCATCAAAGAGCGTAACAAAGGCGTTTGACAACGAAATAGCCATTTGAATCTCCTTGAGAGTTAAAAAAGTTTCGTCGCTTCGGTTAGCCAGCAGATGCCGGGCCTACGCTTGCACCTTACGGGTACCAATCGTTAGTCTCCACTACGGCGAGGGTCGGTGCTCTGATGTGCCTCAACGCAAGTTGTAATGGTTGCAAAATCAAAATGCAAGTGGTCACTATCAAAAAAAATACCCACCGGTTTTTAGGCCGGTGGGCGTTCTAAGCCCCGAAGGAGGAGGGGAGGAGGAAACTATGAGCCAAAAACCGTGGCAAACATCTTTTCAACTTTGGCGCGGTAGGCGGCATCGGTGCTGTACTTTGGATCGCCAACCATCGCATAAAGTTCATCTTTGCTTGGCATACCCTCAACTGGCGCTGAGTTAATCGGAATTCGGTTGCCCTCATAGGTTTCGCGCAGCTTCATCAGGGTTCTAAGCCCTTGGGCCGTGCCACCCATAATCTTGAATTCCTCAAAATCGTCCTGTCCCCAAATACCCTTGCGGACTAGGCCGGCGCCCCACTCGGTCATACCTTTGATAATTTGATCGGCGTTAGGGCCAAGCGCCTTGCGCTCTGCCTCAACACTTTGACGGACCACCTGCTGTTGATCGCCTTGCATTGCAACAACGTCGCCCACAAGTTTGTCAAAGGCGGCTTGGCTGATTCCGTATTCCTTGGCCCATGTGGTCACATGCTGACGCACCGGGTCATCTTCCGGTATGGCACCAAACGCGGTTGTGTCATAGTTACCGTCTGCTGGCGCCTTGTGCTTGCCCTGGCTGATCTGCTTGCGCAAATCCATCCAAGACTTAGCAATGCCCTCCAAGTCCGGCTTGGAGTCGTCCTTTTTCCAGAAGTTTTCTGGCCACCAGTCGGGACGCTCCGCTGGCTTGTCATCCTTGTCTTGCGGTGCCAAATGGTCAATGGCGGTTTTGGTTAGGTCTTGCTGGCCCTGATTTTCTTCAGTTGTGACTACGGCTGAGTCCAATAGGCCAGCGTCTTGAGTTTGGCTTTCGCCGCCCTCGCTGGGTTGGATTGCTCCGGTTTCCATTACAAGCTCCTAGCTTTGTGAATCCGTGCTTTAATGTCGCGCACCACACTGTTTTGTCCCTCTCGGTAAAACGCGTAGCTTGCGTCCGAACCCGGCACGGCAACGGGTTGGTCCAAATATGACTGCTCTAGCCACTCAAGCAGCTTGGCTCCGTCTTCATCGCCAAACACCCGCAGACACAACTTGTTGGTGTCGTCCGCCTTGGTATCCGGTTGGCGTGAGTCAGATGGCTCTGGCTGCTCTAGGTCTTCCCAGCCGCCAGCCATTAGATCGGCATCCCGGCTTCAGGTGCGGCACCTTGCGCCATCATTGCCGCCTGCTCTGCCATCTGCGTTGCTTGCTCTTGCATAGCTGCCCTTTCCTCTCGGCTTGTTCTAATTCTTTGTGGGACGCTTAACTTCTCTGCAATGTAGTCTAGCATCTCGCCAGTCTTCAAAGCCATCTGCCCTTCCGGCCCTAGCGACTGAGCAATCTGGGCAAATTGCAGAATGTTGTTCACCTCTTCCATGTTCTGAGCCATAGCCAGAGGCGCAACCGCCGACACCTTGACCTCAAGCCCATTCACACGCAATGGCAAGTCGATGATTCCGCGCTCGTCCATTACCTGCAAGATCTTGGACACAAGCGGGATCATTGTCTCGTTTATGAGACGACCAAAGGCAGAGCCTAGGTTTTGGCTCAACTCCTTCATACGCTCGACCACCTCAGTAGCCGACCGAGCACTCATGTTATCCGGCGGTAGCGACTCGTCCAGTAATACACGTTTAATGTTGGCTCGTAAGTCGTTAATGATAATTTGTGACACATTAAAGTCACCGGCTCGTTGCAATGGGCGTAGCGACTCGCCTTGTGGCCCGCCATTACGCGCCACGGGAATAATCGCACCCGGCACAATCTTGATTGTGTTGGGATTGAGCACGCCGTCGTCCGCTGCCGTGTAGACGCCAGCGATCGCTAGTGAAGCGTTCTTTAATAGCAGCTCTAGCGTTTTATTAAGCGTTTTAATATCTGGCAGAGCCGTTATGACCGGGCCGCGTCCATAGATCTCACCGGCCACCTTCATATACCGGCTTACCACCCAAGGGCTAGTCTTCATCCGGCGGTAGACCACTTCGGTCTTGGAGTCCTTATGGATGACGTAGTAGCCAAAGTCACCGCGTTTTAGGTCTAGGATCGTAGCCTCAATAAGCTCAATGTCCTCGGTTGGCTTATCCTTGATCTTGCGGGCTAACTCTGAACTAAGCTCGGCGTCTGGCCACTGCTTTTGGATTGCCTCGCCCTTGATGCGCATACGGCGATAGACATTATCCACATGGCCGTTGGCTCCTTCCTCAAACGCCACCAGGTACTGCGGCACCGGAATAAAGTTGATCGGGCTAATGTCATCACCAGGCTGGACCATCATCACAGCCGTGCCGACCGATAGATCTAGCAGGAATTCGCCCATCGCAATGTCAAAGTTTGACTGCTTGAGCACATCAAATAGCTTCTCGTTGTAGACGTCCAACGCCGACTGCGCCTCAGTCATGCGCTCCATTGGGATATCCGAGCCCGGCTCTAGGCGACACCACTTGCGCTGCGGCGGGAAGATGCCGGACTGTAAGCGATTGGCAAAACGCTGAACCGAGTTGATGGCCGTAGAGTCAAACACACGGTTCATCTTCTTAGCGCCGCCAACGCGCCCTTCCCAATAGCCGTCGTATAGGTTTCGCTGCGGCAAGGCAAACTCGTAGGCGTCCTCGTACAAATCGCGGAAGTCGTCTTTTTTCCGCAACGCCATGTCGTGACGCTTGAGTACGTCCTCTGGTTTTAGTTTCTCAGCCATGTCTTATCCTTATACGCACTTCATAATGCGCCTGGCAAAAATTGCCATTAAATATCCTTGCCCTTTACTGCTATGCAGCTGCCATAAACTATTGGCATCTTGGCCTGATTAGCCGCTGTTGCCATGTCTGTGAGTGTGCGCTCACACTCAATAGGTCTGGTTGTAGCTTTGGACCAAAAGCTACAATCACCCTCCGCGGTACAAAAGAAAATGACCGCAAGCCAGATCATTACAGCATCCCGCTTGAGCCTAGGGTTTGAACACCTG